TGTTACAGGTTATACCAAGCTTCTGGAATATGCAGTTGATCCATTAACTGATGTTCTGACCGAACGTATGAGTGTTCTTAGCTTTAACGATGGTAACTTCCATAAGTTGGTGGCTGGAACCACATTGACTGGTATGAAGTCTGAAATCGTATCTACAATCGTTGATACCTATGAACTTGGAGATATGGATCCTATTGCATATAATAATGACCCAGGATCACAAAACAATGCATTTGAAAGTATCGGAAATGAATATATTGATTTCTCGGTAGAAAACCCATTTGGAGACGCTCACGTTATTTAATCATGTTAGATGGATCATATTATTACAATGGAACATTGAAGAAGATCGTTGCCGTATTCGGTACAATCTTTAATAATGTCTATACTGGAAAAGCTATCGATGGTAAGCTTATGAATGTTACTCGGGTTCCATTAGCATATGGCCCTAAAGAACATTTCTTAATGCGTATTAAGACAAATGAAGGCGATGAATATCCAACAGATATTGCATTGAGGCTTCCTCGTATGAGCTTTGAGATGACAACTATCGGTTATGATAATAATGTCAAATTGAACAAGCTCAATACCAGAAGCTTTGCTACTGGTGAAGATAATAGTCAACGCAACTTTATTAAGCAGAGTGTTCCATATCTTCTTGGAATGCAGTTGAATATTATTGCTCGTAATCAGGATGATGCTCTTCAAATCTTTGAACAGATTATTCCAACATTTACTCCAGAGTATACAATTACGGTCAAGGATCTTGAGGGGCCTGGAACACTCACAGATGTTCCTATTACTTTAAATACTACGACATTTCAAGATGATTATGAGGGCGATTTTACAACAACTAAACGCCATCTTGTTTACACATTAGACTTTACAATCAGAGTTAAGTTTATTGGCTCGATTAGTAATTTGAAGAGTGTTATTAAAGTTGTGGATGCAAATCTATATGAAGGTCTGAATCCAATCGATGCAACACCGATTGATAAAGTTCATCTTGAATTAGGTGATCCAGTGAATGATACTAAAGAGGATTTCACTGTCAATACAACCTTTGGTTTCTTATAATGAAAAAAGACAAAGAGAGTATCATGGCATCATTGTCTCAACATTTTCCAGTAGCCGCTAAAGAAGATGTTGTTCCAGTTGTAGCCACGATTGATTCTAGTATTGCTGAAGATACGGAATCTGATTATGAGTATTCACGTCAGAGATTAAAGAAGCTAATTGATAATGCTGAAGAATCTATCGCCACGATGATGGCTCTTGCATCAGATTCAGAGACTCCTAGAGCATTTGAGATTCTGTCGGGTATGTTGACAATGGCTGCTGATCTAAACCAACAGCTAATGAACCTTCAGAAGGATCGAAAGAAGCTTCATGAAAAGGCTTTAACTAAATCCAATAATAATGGTGGTAATACAACTACTACAAACAATTCAATTTTCGTTGGTAGCACTACTGAACTTCAGAAGTTTTTGACATCGCAAAAAGCTGAGGCGGTAGATATTTAATATGGCTTATAATAGCGACAATCAGAGGGATGCATATAACGGCAATCCATACGTCAAACCCGATGGGTATCAACAGAGCTTTACGGCTAATGAAATTGTTGAATACCAAAAGTGTATGGCGGATCCTGCATATTTCGCTAGAACATATATTAAGGTTATTAACCTTGACAGAGGCTTGGTTCCATTCCTTCTTTATCCATATCAGGAGGAAATGTTCAAGCATTTCAATAGCAATCGATTCTCTATTGTCTTAGCTTGTCGTCAATCTGGTAAATCGATCAGTTCTATTGCCTATCTGCTTTGGTATGCGATCTTTCATTCCGAAAAGACTATTGCAATTCTGGCTAACAAGGGAGCAACAGCACGTGAAATGTTATCACGCATCTCTCTAGCTATTGAGAACTTACCATTTTTTCTTCAGCCTGGATGTAAAGTCTTTAATAAAGGAACTATTGCATTCTCCAATAACTCTAAGATTGTTGCCGCTGCTACATCAGCTTCATCGATTCGAGGTATGTCGATTAACCTTTTGTTCTTGGACGAATTTGCTTTCGTTGAAAATTCAAACGAATTCTATACATCGACATATCCAGTTATTACTTCTGGAACTCAGACTAAGGTAATTATTACATCTACTGCAAATGGTGTTGGTAATCTATTCTATCGACTTTGGGAGGGAGCAGTTCAGGGTGCAAATGACTTCAAGGGATTTAGGGTTGACTGGTGGGATGTTCCGGGACGTGATGAAGAATGGAAAAGGCAGACCGTAGCTAATACATCTGAACTTCAGTTTTCCCAAGAATTTGGAAATTCATTCATCGGATCATCTAATACTCTGATTTCTTCTGATGCTTTGCTTGGACTTAAAGGTAGAGAACCGACATATAGACAAAGAGATGTTAATTATTTCTTTGAACCTAAAGAATCACATCATTATGCTTTAGTTGCTGATGTATCTAAAGGTCGTGGCCAAGACTATTCAACATTTACTATAATTGATGTTTCTGTGATGCCATTTGAACAGGTGGCTACATTTAGAGATAACCTAATTTCACCATTATTGTTCCCAGATATTATTGTTAGGACTGCGAAGACTTACAATAATGCAATGGTTATTATTGAGAATAACGATGCTGGACAGGTTGTTTGTAATGCTGTCTATCATGAATATGAATATGAAAACACATTCGTTGAATCAGCTGTCAAGTCTGGTGGTATCGGTGTGACAATGACCAAAAAGGTTAAGCGTATTGGTTGTTCTAATCTTAAAGATATTATCGAGTCTGGTAAATTGATGATTTACGATGTAAATACAATTCATGAGTTAAGTTCCTTTGAATCACGCGGTGGTTCTTATCAGGCAGCTGGAAGCACACATGATGACATGGTTATGAATCTGGTGCTATTTTCTTGGTTTGTTTCGTCTGAAGCATTTGGTGATATATCCACTATTGATCTAAAGCAGTTATTATACTCAGAAAGAATTCGTGAAATGGAAGAAGATGTTCCTTTATTTGGTATATTTTCTGCAGAAGAAAATGCTATGAGCCCAGAATATGCGGAGATTGTAAAAGCACAACAAGAGTGGGGTACATTCTAAAATCGCTGAAATTATAAATACATTTCATTGAGTGCTTCTTATTATGCGTCAAGACTTATCATTAACTAAATAACAACTGAAAGAACAAAAACATGGGATATTTAACATCACCTGGAATTACAATCAATGAGATTGATTCCACTAACGTCGTGCCTGCCTTGTCTACCTCCTCTGGTGGATATGCTGGTCATTTTAACTGGGGACCAGCCGAACAAATCGTTTCGGTTAGTTCAGAAAAAGAACTTGGTGCTATCTTTGGAACACCCGTTTCTGGAGATACTACTTCTATTTCATTCTTAACGGCTGCCAGTTTCCTCAAATATGGAAATTCTTTAAGTGTTGTTCGTGCTATCGATTCGACTGATTTGAATGCTACGTCTACTGGTATCGGTACACAAATCAAGAATAGCGAAACTTTCGATGCTCTTGATGGTATTTCCTCACCATTCGCCGCTCGATATGCTGGTTCACTAGGAAATGGAATTCTAGTGAATGTTTTATATGGAGCTGCTAATATCAATTTCGATAGTCCTTCTGGTTCGACTACTGCTGCCGATAAAGTTGAATCCTTTCTTATGGATGAGTTTCATCTTTTAGTGATCGATGCTGATGGTAAATTTAGCGGAACGATTGGTACAATTCTTGAAAAATTTGCTGGACTTTCTCTTGCATCTGATGCAAAAGATGTCAATGGTGCGTCACTTTATTATAAAGATGTTATCAATCAGAATTCAGCATATGTCTATGCTGGATCACTTGCTGGATACTTCTATAATGCAGATCAAACACTTACTTATGCAAGAGATAATGGTAATTTCTATCAACTTACTTACAGTGGTTATAATGGTGCTACTCTTAGTTTTAACGGGCAATCCACGATTACAAGTGTTGTAAATGGTATTACTCAGGATCCAGTTATTCAAAATAACATCATTAAGTTTGTTGCTCAAAGTAATGCATTTAGTGGTGTTGCTGGAACTAAAGGTAATAATGTTACAGTAACATTTGTTAAAGCTATTTCTGGTGTTAAATCGTGTGAGGTTACAGCTCCTGATCCTGCGAATGGTTTCATTAATATCAAATACACGTATTCTGGTGTTAGCACATTTACTGCTGGTGAATTGCAAAGTCTACTTGACCCAGCTTTAGATACGGCTGGTATTAATAGCTTTGCAATTACCGTAAAAGTTGGTGATATTGATCTTTCTGATCCTGGCATTTATGTTGGTCAAGAAACAGAATATGCGATTGCATCCGATTCGGTGATTCAATTCTCTCCAGTATTAGTAACAGGAGTTCCTGTTACATATAGTTTTAGTGGTGGCAATAACTTGGGTGGACAAGGTTCTTTCGTAATGTTAGGTGGTACCGATTCAACCAAGAAATCACAATCTGTTGTCAATGCTCTTGATGTTATTGGTCTTTCTGATCCTAACATTATCGATATTAACTTGCTGTTTACTGAAAATTCGGTCGATGGTGGTGATTGGTCGCAATCTGATGTTGATGATGCTTTATTCACTATTGTTGAATCTCGTCGTAATCTAGTTGGATTTATTTCAGCACCACTGAGTATCACTTCGATGACATCGAATGTTGATAAACAAGCTGCTATCCTTGCTAAATTCCAAGATCAAAACATTGGCGTTGGTTCTTCTAGCTTTACAGTGTTCGATTCGACTCCAGTATATGTCTATAACAAATATACTGATACGTATTCGTGGATTGCATCTTCAGGCCATATGGCTGGTCTTTGCGCTAATACCGATCTTGTATCCGAGCCTTGGAATTCGCCAGCTGGGTATACTCGCGGTCAGCTTCGCGGCGTGACTAAGCTTGCTTATAATCCAAATCAAAATGATCGTGATACGCTCTATAAGGCTCGTATCAATCCGATTGTTTCGTTCCCAGGTAAAGGCATCTTACTCTTCGGTGATAAGACAGCTCAAGCTAAACCAGGTGCATTTGATCGTATCAATGTTCGTCGTCTGTTCAACACTCTTGAGAAAGCGGTTGCTAATGCTTCGCAATATCAACTGTTTGAAATCAATGACGAATTCACACGTGCTTCATTCAGAAATACCATTGAACCTTATCTTCGTGATGTCAAGGGTCGTCGTGGTATTATTGACTTCAAGATCGTCTGTGATGAAACGAATAATACTGCTGGTGTGATCGACAGTAACCGTTTCGTTGCTGACATCTTCATTAAGCCTGTTCATTCGGTTAACTTTATTACACTTAACTTCATCGCTACTCGCACTGGTGTTGAATTTAAGACTTTGGTTGGCTAATATAACCTATAAATAATAACAACTAAATACTTAAAGAAACTACTATTATGGCAGGATTAGATGATTTTAAAGCACAATTAAAAGGCGGTGGTGCCCGTCCAAACCTATTCAGTGTTGAAGTTGGTTGGCCTTCGGCTACCACTGGAAACATTGTTACATCGGCATTCATGATTAAGGCAGCTTCACTCCCAGCGAGTGTTATCGGCCCGATTGAAGTTCCGTTTCGCGGACGTAAGCTGAAGATTGCTGGTGATCGTACCTTTGAAAATTGGACCATCACGGTTATCAATGACAATGGAATGGAAGTTCGCAATGCATTCGAAGAATGGATGAACCTTGTGAATGCTCATACCGAAAACATTTCGTATTATGGAGGTGGTAATAATGCCCTTTCATACATGCA